GCATCCACCGCTACGGCTCACAGTTCGAGCAGCGCCTGGCCACCCTCAAGATGGCCAGCCAGCAGGCCAAGGCCATCGTCGAGGCGGCCCCGGATGAAGAGGGCGCGGTCTCCGAGGCGTTAATGCGCCTCGTTCAGGAGAAGCTCTTCCAGGTGATGCTCGACTTCCAGGTCGATCCCGACAAGCCGCTCAACATCGCCAGCGCCGCCAAGGCCATCGCCGAGCTGTCCCGCGCCACGGTCAATCAGAAGAAGTGGCAGGCCGAGGTACGCATCGAAGCCCGCGAAGAGCTTCTGCGCGAACAGGCATCTGAGCTGGATAAGGCTGTGCAGGCCGGCGGCATGGATGAAGATCAGGCCCTGTTTTGGCGGAAGAAGTTCCTGGGGGTGGCGTGAGCGCAACTGCCGTCCGTCCTTCGTCGAGCACCGTCCGAGTTGTCGAGTGGGACGAGCTGCCGGAGTCCGTCCGGCAGATCCCGCACAACTACAACCCGATTGCCGAAGGCATCCTCATGGCGCACCAGGTCGACTGGTTGCGCATCCAGGCCCAAATCAAGCTATGCGAGAAGGGACGACGCACGGGCATCACCTTCTCCGAGGCGCTCGACTCGGTCATTACCGCCGCTTCGCGCAAGAGCGCCGGCGGCATGGACGTGTTCTACATCGGCGACACCAAGGAAAAGGGCCTGGAGTTCATCGGCTACTGCGCCAAGTTCTCGCGGGTGATCGCCGAAGCCCAGGCATCCGGCGTCAGTGAGATCGAGGAGTTCCTGTTCGACGATCAGGACGAGCACGGCAATACCCGGCAGATCAATGCCTATCGCATCCGCTTCGCCAGCGGCTTCAAGATCGTCGCACTGTCCAGCAACCCGGCCAACCTGCGCGGCCTGCAGGGTAAGGTCATCATCGACGAGGCGGCCTTCCACCGCGACGTATCGGCGGTACTCGACGCCGCCACCGCGCTGCTGATCTGGGGCGGCCGCATCGTCATCATCAGTTCCCACAATGGCAAGGCCAACCCGTTCAACCAGATGGTGACGGATATTCGGGAGGGTCGTTACGGCGATGACGCCGTCGTCTTCCGGGCAACCTTCGACGATGCAGTTGCCAACGGACTCTACGAGCGCGTCTGCTTCATGAAGGGCGAAGCCCCGACGCCTGAAGGCAAGGAACGCTGGTACAAGAAAATCCGCAACGCCTACGGCCCGCGCAAGGCACAAATGCGCGAGGAGCTGGACGCCATCCCCCGCGACGGCAACGGCGTCTGCATCCCTGGGGTCTGGATCGAGGACGCCATGCGGCCCGGACGGCCGGTGCTGCGCTTGGCGCTCGACGACGACTTTACCAAGCAGCCGGTCTATCGCCGGGAAGCCTATGTCGAAGACTGGATTGATCGCTACCTGGCGCCAGTGATTCCAACGCTAGACCCGGTTCTTCGGCATTTCCTGGGCATGGACTACGCGCGCCACCGCGACTTTTCCATTATTTGCCCGATGTCGGTCGACCAGGCCAGGCACCGCGACGTGCCCTTCGTGATCGAAATGCACAAGGTGCCGACGCGGCAACAGCAGCAAATCCTCTTTTACACCTTGCGCCGCCTGCCGCGCTTTTCCGGTGCGGCGCTCGATGCTTCGGGCAACGGCGAAACACTGGCGGAAGACACGGCGGACGAGTTCGGCCGCGACCGCATCGAGCAGGTCAAGCTGAGCCGGGCCTGGTACGGCGCCTGGATGCCGAAGCTCGTCCAGCTCTTCGAGGACGCGACGGTTTCCATGCCGAAAGACGATTCGCTGCAGCAGGATATCCGTGCCATCGAGCAGGTCGACGGAATCCCGATGATCGTCAAGGCGCGCTCACAGGATCTCAAAGACCCCGACCTTTACCGGCACGGCGATTTTGCCGGTGCCGCAATGCTTGCCAATTTCGCCACCGTCGAAATGAAGGCTTCCCCCATTGAATTCAAGGCGCTGGGGCGTGTCCGCCAGGGCGCCCGGCTCGCCGACTACCTGGAGTAAGCCATGAGCGCCATCGTTGACCAGAACGGCCAACCCTTCAAAGGCGAGATCGCCACCGTCGCCAAGGACATCACCTATGTCCCGTACCTCAACACCCTGCGCACCCATGACGACACCCTGCTGACCCGGGGGAGCGCCAAGAGCTACAAGATCTACGACGAGATCGAGCGGGACTGCCACGCCTACGGCCTGCTGCAGAAGCGCAAGCTGGCGGTGGTCGCCCGGCCGTGGCAGGTCGATCCCGCCTCCGAAGATCCGCTCGACGTGAAGGCCGCCGACATGGTGCGCGCCCAGCTCACCAACCTCGGCGTGCCCGACCCCAACGACCCAGGCGAGCAGGTGGTGGTGGCCAGCAACTTCGACCTGGTCTGCTACAACCTGCTCGACGCCATCCTCAAGGGCTTCGCGGTCGGCGAGATCATGTGGGACACGGACGGCCGCGAGATCGTGGTGCGCGAGGTCCGGAATCGCGACCAGCGACGCTTCACCTTCGACACCGACTTCAAGCTGCGCCTGAAGACATGGGGCCAGATCATCACCGGCGAGGCCGTGCCGGCCCGCAAGTTCCTGGTCCATACCTTCGGCGCCAAGGACGGCAGCCCGTTCGGCCTCGGCCTCGGCACCCGCCTTTTCTGGCCGGTCTTCTTCAAGCGCCAGGACATCACCTTCTGGCTGACCTACCTGGACAAGTTCGGCAGCCCCACCGCCATCGGCAAGTATCCCAACGGCACGCCGCCGGATGACCAGGACAAGCTGCTCGACGCCCTGGCGGCCATCGCCCAGGACGCCGGCGTGACGGTCCCCGAAGGCATGATGATCGAGTTGCTGGAGGCGCAGCGCAGCGGCACCGTCAGCTACGAGCAGTTCGCCCGTTACATGGACGAGGAGATGACCTTCGCCGTGCTGGGCGAGTCGCCGACCTCCAAGGGCAGCGGCGGGGCGCTCGCCTCGGCGGCCACCGCCCGCGAGGAAGTGCGCCTGGAGCTGGTGCAGGCCGACGCCGATCTGCTCTCGGCCACCCTCAACGCCACCCTGTCGCCCTGGCTGACCGCCTACAACTGCCCCGGCGCCAGGCCGCCGAAGATCTGGCGCCAGGTGAAGAAGGCCGAGGATCTGAAGGCGCGCAGCGAGCGCGACAAGAACGTCCATGCCATCGGCTACCGTCCGACCCTGGAACAGATCACCGAAGACTACGGCGGCAAGTGGGAAGCAGTCCCGGTCGCTGGCCAGAAGCAGAGCCTCCCGCTGCCGGCCGACTTCGCCGAGGGCGACGAATCCTTCGCCGACCAGGTCGCCCTGGATGCCGCCATTAACGCCTTGCCGGCCGAGCCGCTGCAGGCGGCGATGGAGAAGGCCCTGAAGCCGGTCGTCCAGTTCATCCAGAAGGGTGGCGATCCCCAGGAGGCCATGGCGCGGATCGCCGACGTGTACCCGGAGATGGACACGGCTTTCCTGGAAGACATGCTGGCCCGCGCCATCTTCGTCGCCGAGATCTGGGGCCGCCTGTCGGCCGAGGCGGAGGCGTGAATGGCCTCCAAGCGAGCGCAGCGCCGGAAGTCCTGCGGCCGTAAGGTCCGTTACGGCACCGAAGCGGCCGCCCTGGCCGGCCTGCGCGCCCTGACCCGGGCCAAGGGCTTCCAGGGGCGCATGCTGACCTACCGCTGCGGCTTCTGCGGCGGCTACCACTTCGGCCACCCGCCCGCCCACATCAAGAAGGCGCTCGGCGCCAGAGCCTGACATGACCACCACGCCTTCCGAAATCGATCTCCTCTTCGCCTTCCAATTGCCGCCCGAGAAAGCCATCGAGTACTTCCGGCAGAAGGGCTACGCCATCTCCTGGAGCTGGCTGGACGTCTGGCAGCAGGCCCAGGCCAAAGCCTTCACCGTCGCCGGCGTGATGAAGATGGACGTGCTCCAGGACATCCGCCAGGCGGTGGACAAGGCCTTGGCCAAGGGGCAGACCTACGCCGATTTCAAGAAGTCGCTGATCCCGACGCTGCAGCGCCGGGGCTGGTGGGGCCGCCATGCCCAGACCGACATGGAAACCGGCGAGATGGCCGGCAAGGGCCTGACGCCCTGGCGCCTGAAGACCATCTACCAGACCAACCTGCAGACGGCCTACGGTGCGGGGCGTTACAACGCCTTCATGGAGAACGTCCAGGCACGGCCCTACTGGCAATACACCGCCGTGATGGACCGCCGCACCCGGCCGACCCACGCCGCCATGCACGGCCTGGTGTTCCGCGCCGACGATCCTTTCTGGGACAGCTTCTATCCGCCCAACGGTTTCAATTGCCGCTGCCGCGTGCGCGCACTGGACGGCGAGAACCTGAAGGAGCGCAGCCTCGACCTGTCCAGCTCGAAGGGCCGCCTGTCCAAGATCGAGGTGCCGACCTCACCCCGGCCCGACGCGCCCACGGCCGAGGTGACCCGCTTCGAGTATGCCCCGAGGAAGTACGTGGCGCCGGATGCCGGCTGGAGCTACAACCCGGGCAAGGCAGCCTGGCAGCCCGACCTGGGCAAGTATCCGGCCGACCTGGTGAAAGCCTATGAAACTCGAACTCAGGGCAAATAACGCCCAGATCGACGGGGCGCTGCAGCGGCTCGCCCAGGCGGCCGTGAATACCTCGCCCCTGATGCGGCAGATCGCCGGCATCATGCACGACGAGGTCGAGGAGAACTTCGCCCAGGAAGGCCGGCCGAAGTGGATGGGCCTGAGTCCGAAGACCCTGAAGCGCAAGAAGGGCGACAAGATCCTGCAGGAGAGCGGCCAGCTCGCCTCCTCGATCCAGCAAGGGGCGGAACGCACGGCCGCCTTCGTGGGCAGCAACAAGGTCTATGCCGCCATCCAGAACAACGGCGGCAAGATCGAGCGGGCCGCCTACAGCACCAAGGTCCGCCACCGCACCGACGCCAAGGGCAACCTGCTGCGCACCGAGCACTTCAACGGCAAGGGCCTGATTTTCGCCAAGGACAGCCACAAGCGCGCCACCACCCGCTGGTTCGAGGTCGGCGCCCACAGCTTCAGCCTGCCGGCGCGCCCCTTCCTGGTGGTCACCTCGGGCGGGGAAAACCGTATCCTCAGCGCGGTCAGTACCTACCTCAGCCAGGCGGCGCGATAGGACGCCCTACAGTCGAATTGGCAGCCTCGGCGGCGGCATGGATACCGCCCGCATGGCGCGAGGCGCTTTTAACGGGGTTTTAACGCGGTTGGCGGGGTAGTCGTTCCCTACGGGAAAGCCGGGATTTTCATTTTCGGCTGTTGACGGCGATTTCCGGCGCAGGCATTCTGATGGGGCCGGGGAGCAATTCCGGGCGGAAAGAGTTCCGCCTTAACCGGCCTCGGGGCGGTCGCCATCATGGCGGCCTATGAGCACCCCGACCTCCAAACCCATCGAAATCTTCCGGCCCGGCCGCCATGTCGCCATGAGCGGCGCCGCGCTGGACTTCTCCGAATCCGACCTGCAGGCGTCCGCCGGCGCCTACGACCCAGCCAAGCACGAAGCGCCCATCGTCGTCGGTCACCCGAAGGCGGACGCGCCGGCCTACGGCTGGGTCAGCAAGCTCGCCTTTGCCGAGGGTAGCCTCGAAGCTGAGCCGCACCAGGTCAATCCCGACTTCGCCGAGCTGGTCGCCAGCGGTGCCTTCAAGAAGGTTTCCGCCAGCTTCTACTCCCCCGACTCCCCGCAGAACCCGGTCCCCGGCGTCTATTACCTGCGCCACGTCGGCTTCCTGGGCGCCCAGCCGCCGGCCGTCAAGGGCCTGCGCACGCCGGAATTCGCCGATGCCGAGGAAGGCGTGGTCGAGTTCGGCGACTGGGACGACATGCAGAACGCCAGCCTGTGGCGCCGCATGCGTGAGTGGCTGATCAGCCGCTTTGGCCTCGACGAGGCCGACAAGACCATCCCCGATTACGTCGTTGGCTCGCTGGAGGAATCGGCGCGCCAGGAAGACGAACCGGCCGAACTGCCGCCGGCCCCGATTTTTTCCGAGCAACCCAACCAGGAGACCCAAGTGACCCCTGAACAAAAGGCCGCGCTGGAGGCCGAGAACGCCCAGCTCAAGCAACAGCTGGCGGAAGCCCAGGCCCGTGACAAGGTGGCCCAGGCGGCTGCCCGGCATACCGACAACGCCGCTTTTGCCGAGACCCTGATCAAGGCCGGCAAGCTGCTTCCCGCCCAGAAAGACTTCGTCGTCGCCTTCATGGACCACGTCGCCGCCGATACCGGCGTGATCGAGTTCGGCGAGGGCGATGCCAAGCAGTCCAAGACCGGCATCGACGGCTTCAAAGCCTTCCTGGAAGGCCAGCCCAAGGTGGTGGACTTCCAGGAGCACGCCCGTGACACCGGGGCCGTGGTCAATACCGACGATCCCCTGGCGATCCATGCCAAGGCCGTCGAGTTCATGGAGACGGAAGCCAAGGCTGGCCGCACCGTCGATATCGCCGCCGCCGTCGCTCACGTGACGGCTCAAGCCTAACCCTCCCAGGAGCCTCTCATGTCCAACATCCTCCTCTCCAAGAACTTCCAGGCCGCCGCCGCCATCGCGGCCTACACCCTGGTCAAGCACGCCGCTGCCGACGACCAGGTGCAGGCGGCCGCCGCCGGTACCGACCTGGTCATCGGCGCCACCCAGGACGTCGCCCCGGCCCTCGGCGAGCGCGTCGACGTGGCCATCACCGGCATCACCTACATCACCGCCGGCGCTGCCATCACGCGGGGCGCCCGCCTGATGTCGGATGCCTCCGGCCGCGTCATCACCGCCGCCGCAGCCGCCGGCTCGAACGTCAACACCATCGGCGTGGCGCTGGAATCGGCCACGGCGGCTGGCGATGTGATCCGCGTCAACCTCATCCCGGGCACCTTCCAGGGTTAATCCCCCGGCCGGCCTTCCCCCTAATCACAGGAGACTTGCATGTCGACCAACGCCTTTCCCATCAATCCCGCGCTAACCGCCATCGCCATCGGTTACCGCAACCCGGACTATCAACTGATCGCCGACCAGGTGCTGCCGCGCCTGCCGACCGCCCAGAAGTTCAGCTACACCGTCTATAGCGCCGGCCAGGGCTATACCGTTCCCAACACCAAGGTGGGCCGTAAGTCCGAGCCGACGATGGTCGATTTCGGCGGCACGCTGCTGACCAGCGAAACGGTCGACTACGGCCTCGACGACCTGGTGCCGAACGTCGAAGTCGCCGCTTGGGAAGCCATGCCGAAGCCGGCCTCCGGTGGCCCGCTGTCGCCGCTGGCCATCTCCACGATGATGCTCACCGGCCTGGTGCAGCTCGACCGCGAGGTGCGCGTGGCTGGCCAGGTGTTCAACACCGCCAACTACGCCGCCGGCAACCAGCAGACCCTGTCCGGTACCAGCCAGTGGAGCGACTACACCAACTCCAACCCGCTGTCGGCGCTGCTGACCGCTCTGGACGTGCCGCTGATCCGCCCGAACAAGCTGGTTCTCGGCCAGCAGGCATGGACCGCGCTGCGCCAGCACCCGAAGATCGTCAACGCCGTCTTCCGCACCCCGCAGAACTCCGGCTCGGTGCCGAAGGAAGCGCTGGCCGAGCTGCTGGAGATCGACGAGGTGATCGTCGGCACCGGCTTCGTCAATACGGCGAAGAAGGGCCAGGCCCCGAACTACGTCCGCGTCTGGGGCAAGCACGCCTCGCTGCTCTCCGTCTCCCTGGCCGCTGCCCAGGCGATGCAACCGACCTTTGGCTTTACCGCCATGTTCGGCACCAAGATCGCCGGCGAGCTGCCCGAGCCGAAGGCCGGCCTGCGCGGTGGCGTCCGCGTTCGCTCCGGCGAGAGCGTGCAGGAAGTCATCACCTGCACCGACGCCGGCTACTACTTCCAGAACGCCGTCGCCTAACCCACACCCACCACCGCCCTCCGCAGCAAGTCCCCCGGCTTCGGCCGGGGGCCGGAGGCAACCAGGAGAACCTCATGGCAAAGAACGACAAGCCCATCCCGACCGTCAGCGTCAAGGCGCTGGTCACCGTCAATTACGACGGTACCCTCTACGGCCCCGGCCTGCCCGATGGCGACACCTTCGACTGCCGCGAGACCGACGTCGCGCAGCTGCAGGACGTCGGCGCCATCGAAGAAGTCGCCGCCGACCCGGCGCCGGCTCAGTAAGGACGGGCCTCCGTGATCTACGCCACACAGGCCGATATGGTGACCCACCTCGGGGAGCGGGAGGTGGTCGCCATCACCGACCGCAACCTGACGGGCGCCATCGACTCGGCCGTGCTGGCGGATGCGCTGGAGCTGGCCTCCGACGAGATCGACGCCTACCTGGCCGGCCGCTACGCGTTACCGCTGGCCCGGGTGCCGCGCCTATTAACGCGCATCTGCTGCGACCTGGCCCGCTACCGCCTGTGCGGCGCCGACGCCCAGGAGACCGAGCCGGTGCGCAACCGTTACAAGGACGCCCACCGCATGCTGGATCAGCTCAAGAAGGGCGAGCTGACCCTCGGCCTCGATACCGCCCAGCAGGAAGTGGGGACGCGCCCGACCGTGCAGATCCTGAACGGCCGGCGCACCTTCAGCCAGAACGACCTCTCGGACTACTGACATGATCGTCGAGATCGAGAACGCCATCCTGTCCCGCATCCAGGCCGCCAACGATGGGCGGCTTGGCTACAAGATCGCCACCCTGGAAACCTACGGCGGCGAGTTCGACGACGAGATCACCCAGGTGGTCCGCCAGCTGCCTGGCGTCTGGGTGGTCTATGCCGGCGGCGGCAAGCCGGTGCCCTACGGGACCAGCAAGACCAAGTGGAAGATGCCCGCCACCTTCGCCGTCATGGTCGGGGCGCGCAGCGTGCGCAGCGAGCCGTTCTCCCGGCGCGGGCTGGAGGTCGGCGGCCAAGTCAAAGAAGTTGGCGCCTACCGCATGCTGGAGGATTGCCGCCGCATCCTGCTCAACCAGGACTTCGGCCTGGCAATCGCCCGCTTCGAGCCGGGCGCGGTCAAGACCCTCTACAACCTGAAGATGAACGGCCTGGCGCTCTCGGTTTTCGCCCAGGAGTGGCATACCGCCTTCATCGTCGAACCCGAATCGACCGCCGCCACCGATCCTGACTGGCTACGGGTCGGCTTCAACTACTACCTCGCTCCGGACGACGGCAAAGCCGACGCCTCGGACCTCACCACCCTCAACCCTTAAGGAGCAGCCATGCTGGTTCTCGCCGCTTCCGGCCTCAAGGTTCCGATGGAAGGCAAACCCCGGGACTACATCACCGACACCCCGCCGGAAGGCGAGCGGGGCTACACCGTCATCGACTCCCCGTACTACCTCCGCCGTGTGGCCGAGGGCGACCTCGTGGAAGTCACCGAACCCGTTAAAAAGGCGAAGGAGTAACGCATGGCCTCGGCAAATATCGCGTTTGACAACATCCCGGCAAGCATCCGCAAGCCGGGCAAGTATTTCGAGTTCAACACCAAGCTGGCTGTCCGCACCCTGCCGGGCAACCTGCAGAAGGTGCTGATCGTCGGTCAGCGCCTGACGGGCGGAAGTGTTGCCGCCAATACGCTGGTCGACATCTTCTCGGTGGCCGACGCCAACACCTACTTCGGTCGCGGCTCGATCCTGGCGCTGATGGTGGCCGCTGCGGTCGCCGCCAACCCCTAC